GTATACTCATAGAAATGGATGCGGGACATATCTCGCCAAACGATGATTTCAATAAGAACATAATTGAAGAATCCAACAAAACTATGTTGGACTATTCAAAGCCTTTTGAATTCTATGCGGTACTTCAAAAGTACAATACACCCAATAGAAACGGTCGTGTATATCCTGAAAGAATCCTCAAGAGAGAGGCAGAAAACTACAAGAAAATGATCGACAAGGGTATTGCTCTGTCTGAACTCAATCACCCTGAATCATCACTTATTGATTTGGATCGCGTATCACACGCAATCACCGAGATTTGGTGGGATGGACATATCCTTATGGGTAAACTAAAACTTCTAACATCACCAGGTTTTCACGAAAGAGGCGTTGTATCAACCAAAGGTGATCAAGCGGCAAACCTTCTTCGTCAAGGTGTTACATTAGGTATCTCATCACGTGGTGTTGGATCTCTGAAAAAAATTGGAGAACAAAACGAAGTACAAGACGACTTTGAACTTATCTGTTTTGATTTGGTGTCATCACCATCTACACCTGGTGCATATCTTTTTACCGATGTAAAAGAAAGAAACAACTTTGAAGAAAACTTGGAAGAAGAAAAAATGGCAAGAATATCATCTTCTTCACAATCAACAGGAAAAGGTATGGACCGCTCTATTGACTTATTGAATAAATTGAACCATTATTTAAACAGATAATTAAAAACCAAAAAAACATGGACGAAAAATATTTTATTGCAAAAATTACTTATGATCTACCCGATGAGAACACAGGAAAGATCAAAAAAATCAGAGAAGAAAAACTCGTAAGAGGATTCAACGTAACTGACGTTGAAGCTAAAGTTACCACAAGATATGCTGGTTTCCCACACGATTGGAGAATCACATCTGTGTCTGAAAGTAAGATCGATGAGGTTGTAGAAAAGTAATTTTTACTATAACTAAAAATAATCCTCCACCAAAAGTGGAGGATTTTTCATTTAAATTTGGCTGATATTATCAAAAAAATAACTTTTTTTGTTTGGGGATATATTTATAGTGTAAAAATAATCATTTTAACAAATGGCACAAAACAAATCTCTAGTAGAAGAAGCACTACTCCAAATGAAAAATTTGGAACAAGTAGTAGCGGAGAATGCAAAAGGAATACTTGCTTCGACAATGAAGGAAGAAATCTCTGAACTAGTAAAAGAGTCTCTGAAAGAGGCTGAGCACGCTGAGGAAATGGAAGAACAAGAAGATATCTTGGATTTGGACATGGACTCAGAAGAATCTGACGAAGAAGATGATGAAATGGAAATGGATTCCGATGAGGATGAAATGGAAATGGAATTCGATTCTGAGGAAGAAGATGAACTACCTATCGATCTTACAGGAGCATCTGATGAGGAGATCTTGAAAGTTTTCAAAGCGATGAGTGATGAAGACGGTATTATCGTAAAACAAGACGATAATCAAGTACACATTGAAGATGAAGATGCGGACGTTGAATATATCATTCAAATGGAAGGCGAAGAAGAGGAAGACTCTATGAGCGAAGAAATGGATGAGCAAATGGATATGAACGTAGATGTTGAAGAAGATGAAATTTCAGACGAGGAATTGGATGCAATGATTGCAGACATTTTTAATGAGTCTGAGCATTCTGAAGAAATGGACGAAGAAATGGATGAGGTAGTTTACGAAATCGAAATGGATGAAGAAGAAGATGAAGATTCTGACGACATGACCGAATCAAAAATGACTATCAAACCTGTTATGGGTCACACCAAGGCAGCTAAACTAACAACTAAGGCTGAAACTAAGGAAGGAGCAATCGAACCAAAGGGAAGTGCTAAGGGTGTTGGTATGAACCTTAAACCTAAGAAATTCGAATTCACCGAAGAGGAGATGGAAGAAGCTAAGAAAAAGAAGCAAGGTTATGATGATCGTGAAGACGAAAGAGAAGCTATGAAGCACGGAAAAATTGCTGGAAAGGATTTGAAAACTACTAAGGCAAGAAGAGACGATGCTCAATTCGAAACTCGTAAGAAGGGTGAACATAAAGAAGCGGCTAGAACTTACGGAATGGGTTCCAAAGAAGGTCGTGGTTTGAGAAAAGGAATTACCAATAATCGTAACTACGTTTATGGTGATAACGGGGTCAAAGTTGAATCTATCAATAATGAAGTCCAAAGATTGAGAGAAAAAAACGATGAATATCGTAAGGCTCTTAACGTGTTCAGAGAAAAATTGAATGAAGTTGCAGTGTTTAATTCCAATTTAGCATACGCTACAAGATTGTTTACAGAACATACAACTACGAAGCAAGAGAAAATCAACATACTTAGAAGATTCGACGACGTTGAATCTTTGAAAGAGTCAAAGTCTCTTTACAATTCTATCAAGAATGAACTAAATAACACGACTCAAAATGTTGTGACTGAATCAGTAGGTAAGATTGACAAATCACCAGCTTCAGGTTCAGCTCAGAATTTGATTGAGTCAAAAACGTATGAGAATCCTCAGTTCATGAGAATGAAGGATATTATGCAAAAAATCAATAAATAAAACCTAAAAAAAAATATATTAAAATGGGTGCATTATTAGAAAGTGGTCTTGTTGGTAACATCGGCATGAAACATTTGAAAGTTATCAAAGAAGACACAATTAACAAATGGGACAAATTAGGATTCTTAGAGGGTCTTGGTGGTCACCTTAAGGAAAACATCGCACAGTTGTATGAAAACCAAGCTTCACACTTAATCAATGAAGCTTCTTCTACTTCTGACTCAGGATCTTTTGAAACTGTAGTTTTCCCAATCGTAAGAAGAGTATTCTCTAAACTTCTTGCAAACGACATCGTATCAGTACAAGCTATGAACCTACCTATCGGTAAGTTGTTCTACTTTGTACCACGTATTCAGGGTTACTCTGGTGGTACATTCAACGGAGCAACAGGTGGTAGTGGTGATCACTACGCTCCTGTAGGTTCTCCAGGTAACTATCCAGGTGATCCTAACAAGGGTTACGGTACAGACGTAGATGCTGGTACATATAATCCATCATTCAACAAGGATCTTTATGACTTGTTCTACGAAGGTAACGAAGCGGCTTTGAATCCTCCAGGATTGTTCGACTACTCTAAAGGTAGATGGTCGGCTATCACAGCTAACACCGTGACTCAAGCTTGGGAAGATGGTTACTTAATCCCTTCTGGTTACACTAGTGGTGATTACAGAAAAGTTCTTATCAAAATGACTGGATTCATGAACGCAGGTGCTGGTCAATTGATCGGACCTAACGGTAACATGATGGATACTGAAGAATTCCTTTCAGGTCTTTTGATCTTGGGTGTTGCAGGTAACGCAACTACTTCAGCTAACACAAGAAACCCATACTTGTTCAGAGTTGTTACTCAGAGATACGGTAAGGGTATTGTAGAATACGGAAGTACTTCATCAACTGTATGGCCTTCTACAGGTTCAGGTGGTCAGTACAATAACGTATGTGATGCTAACGGTTACATCTACTTGGAAGTTGATTTACAAGTTCCTGTTTGTATAGAGTGTGGTCAAACTACACCTGACGGTTACACAGGTTCTACATTCGCATCAACATCTGGTAACAGTAACGCGTTCGTAGCGGTTTACAGAAACTACGAGAGCTTGGAATTTGAAGATCAAATCGGTGAAGTTTCTTTTGACCTTGAGTCAGTAACAGTATCTGTTACAGAGAGAAAACTTAGAGCTCAATGGTCTCCTGAATTGGCACAAGACGTTGCAGCATTCCACAACATCGACGCTGAAGCTGAATTGACAGCTTTGTTGTCTGAGCAAGTGGCGGCTGAAATCGACCGTGAAATCTTGAGAGACTTGAGAAAAGGTGCGGCATGGGATCTACGTTGGGACTACAACGGATGGAAGAGATTAGCTTCTTCAGGTACTACTCCTTACACTCAGAAGGACTGGAACCAAACATTGATCACAGCTATCAACCAACTTTCAGCTCAAATCCATAAATCAACTCTTAGAGGTGGTGCTAACTGGATCGTTGTATCTTCAGAAGTATCTGCTATCTTTGACGACCTTGAGTACTTCCACGTTTCTAACGCGGCTCCTGAACAGGATCAGTACAACATGGGTATTGAAAGAGTTGGAACATTGGCTGGTAGATACCAAGTTTACCGTGACCCATACTTCCCAGCTAACCAAGTGTTGATCGGACACAAAGGTACAAGCTTGTTGGATACAGGTTACGTATACGCTCCATATGTACCTCTTCAGTTGACTCCAACTATGTACAACCCATTCAACTTTACCCCTATCAAGGGTATTATGACACGTTACGCTAAGAAAATGGTTAACAACCGTTTCTACGGACGTATCACAGTTGATGGTGTTAGAACATTCAACTTGGACGAATTGAGATAATATTCTCAATTTATATAGTAAGGGAGGGTAGTTTACCCTCCCTTTTTTATTTAATGGATATTTATATGAAAAGTAAATAATGTCCACATCTTGTGTCTGTAGAAGGGTAGGTATAAAAAACGTGATGCCAATAAAAACATTGGTCATCAATTACACCCGTTGCTCCGACGAATTAGTTGTACAAAACTATCAAATAAAGCCTGGTGAGACAAGGGAAATATGGTATATAGTAGGATCATTCAGTACAGCATTCCCATCATCATCATATCAAGAAATTGATTTTACGTTATGGCCTGAGGGTTGTGACGTTCAACCAACACCCGAAGTTATAACTTATTTCATTTTATTTGAAAACGGAAATGTTATGACAGCTCAGAATAACAATGGTATAGAATACCAATATTAAAAAAATCACCAAAAATGGCAAACCAACAAATATCACAATTACCACAATATTCAGGAAGTACAATTGGTACTTGGTTAGTTTTAAATGATTCCGGCGAAACAACAACTTATAAGGTGCTGACAACCGATATTGCAGGTACTTCAGGATCAAGTGGTTCTTCAGGTTTGTCAGGTACTTCAGGTACTTCAGGTACTTCGGGTACAAGTGGTAGTAATGGAACTTCAGGTAGTTCAGGAACTAGTGGATCTGATGGTACATCAGGATCATCGGGTAATTCAGGTACATCTGGTAGTTCAGGATCTTCAGGAACATCGGGACAAAATGGTACATCAGGTACTTCAGGTTCATCTGGTCAAAACGGAAGTTCAGGTTCATCAGGAACTAGTGGGTTAGATGGTAGTTCAGGTTCTTCAGGGACTAGTGGATTAGATGGTAGCTCAGGTTCTTCAGGAACTAGTGGATTAAATGGTACCTCAGGTACGAACGGCACCTCTGGTTCTTCAGGAACATCAGGTTCAGACGGAAGCTCAGGTTCTTCGGGAACATCAGGTTCAGATGGAAGTTCAGGTTCTTCGGGGACATCAGGTTCAGATGGAAGTTCAGGTTCTTCTGGAACTAGTGGATTAGACGGTAGTTCAGGTTCTTCAGGTCTTTCAGGAACATCAGGATCTTCGGGAACTTCAGGATTGGATGGGACTTCTGGTTCTTCCGGTACAAATGGTAGTAGTGGATCTTCTGGTACATCGGGAACGAATGGTACTAGCGGATCTTCAGGAACATCAGGAACATCAGGAACATCAGGATCCTCAGGAACATCAGGAACTAGTGGGAGCGACGGAACATCAGGATCCTCAGGAACATCAGGAACTAGCGGTGAAAATGGTACGTCAGGTTCAAATGGATCTTCCGGTACAAGTGGTACAAATGGTAGTAGTGGTTCTTCAGGAACAAGTGGAACAAATGGTACGTCAGGTTCAAGTGGAACTTCGGGATCATCGGGTGATTCAGGTACTTCAGGATCTTCTGGAAGTAGTGGAACTTCAGGATCAAGTGGTAGTGACGGTACAAGTGGGTCTTCCGGTACAAGCGGGACTAACGGAACTTCAGGATCAAGTGGATTGTCTGGAACGAGTGGTACGTCAGGTTCAAGTGGAACTTCGGGATCATCGGGTGATTCAGGTACTTCAGGATCCTCAGGAACATCAGGAACTAGCGGTGAAAATGGTACATCAGGTTCAAGTGGATCTTCAGGTACAAGCGGGACTAACGGAACTTCAGGATCAAGTGGGTTGTCTGGAACGAGTGGTACGTCAGGTTCAAGTGGAACTTCGGGATCATCGGGTGATTCAGGTACTTCAGGATCCTCAGGAACATCAGGAACTAGCGGTGAAAATGGTACATCAGGTTCAAGTGGATCTTCAGGTACAAGCGGGACTAATGGAACTTCGGGATCAAGTGGGTTGTCTGGAACGAGTGGTAGTTCAGGTACGTCAGGATCAAATGGAACAAGTGGTTCGTCAGGAACTAGTGGTATCAATGGTGATCCGGGTTCTTCAGGTACATCAGGATCAAATGGAACAAGTGGTTCTTCGGGCACGTCAGGTTCTAACGGAACGAGTGGTTCATCAGGAACTAGTGGTATCAATGGTGATCCGGGTTCTTCAGGAACATCAGGATCTTCAGGGACATCAGGTACATCTGGTTCTTCGGGTAACTCAGGTACATCAGGATCTTCAGGTAACTCAGGAACATCAGGATCTTCAGGAACATCAGGTGTAAGTGGTACGTCTGGTTCTTCGGGTGACTCAGGAACATCAGGATCTTCAGGTAACTCGGGAACTTCAGGATCAAGTGGAACCTCAGGTACAAGTGGTACCT